CATAGATTTACTGAATCAGATTCAACCCTATGTTGGAACTTATTTCAGTCGTGAATTTATCTATAGTGATGTACTGCACATGGATGAAGAAGAAATTGCGCAACTGAAAAAAGACATAGACAATGATACAGATCTGCAACAGCAGATGGCCATGCAACAGACAGCAGGCGCACCTGGTGGAACACCAGCTGCTATAACGCCGGCTCAGGCAAAGCCATACAACCCGAGCAATCCTCAGGTTGAGAGTTTAGATTTTAAATTATTAAAAAGCGGGAGTTAAGTTATGAGTGATTTAATTAGAAACATGCTGGACAACATCATTGACGACAAACAGGGCGAAGCTCAATCAGACTTCAATGACGCAGTAGCAGCTAAGATTACAGATGCACTAGAACAACGCAAAGCAGCACTGGCAGTTCAAATGGGAGCCGACCGTGGCAACGTTCAAGCAAATTAGAGAAGCAACCAAATACAATCCCTATGCCATAGGCATGGCAGCAGCTAAAAAAGCCGCTGGCCTGGGTAAAGGACCAGCAACAGATTTACCTAAGAGTGTAATCACCAAGGGTCATGAGATTGCTAAAAAGATCAAAGCCAACGAAGAGTACGATACTGTACTAGGAGACCAATAATGGCCGTTACCACAAGTATTCTAACCAGCACCAGACAGCGCACAGTCCTGCATGTTTATGCCAGCGCTGCTGGGGACAGTAGTATTATTAACCTAGTTGACCTGCGCAGAGCCGAGGAAATTGCCTACTCAACAACCAGCCAATTAGCCATTAATATTGCTGCAGCATATTTAAACGCCACAGACTCTTCAACCTCAGGTTTTGCAGTACGCCGAGGTGGTAGTTCAGGCACAGTTGTGCTGGACATGCATGGTCAAAGTGAATATCCTGGTCAGAATGTCATGTCTGATCTCAATCAAAACAACACCAGCAGTATATTCATTAACGCTCAGCTTCCAGGCATGATGGTATTAGATCTTAGAAAAGTAGCTGGATATGCTGGACCAGATACCAACGTTGGAGTTTAAACATGAAACTGATTACTGAAACCGTACAGGATATACAATACATCAAAGAGGCTCGTGAAGAAGGCGGTAAAAGCTACTTCATTGAAGGTCCTTTCCTGCAGACCGAGGTTGCTAACCGCAATGGTCGAGTATATCGCAAAGAAACCATGGACAAAGAAGTCCAAAGATACATCAAAGAATATGTAAACACTAAAAGAGCTTTTGGTGAACTAGGCCATCCAGATGGTCCTAGCATCAATCTTGACCGTGTAAGTCATATGATTGTGAGCCTCAAAGCCGAAGGCAACAATTACATAGGTCGTGCCAAGATCATGACCGAAACACCCATGGGCCGCATTGTCAAGAATCTCATTGACGAAGGCGCTCAATTAGGTGTAAGTTCTCGTGGAATGGGTAGTTTGAAAGTGAATTCAGAAGGCGTTAATGAAGTTCAAGATGACTTTTATTTGGCCACAGCTGCGGATATCGTGGCTGATCCTAGTGCTCCAGACGCGTTTGTGCGCGGTATCATGGAAGGCAAAGAATGGATGATGGTAGAAGGTCGATTTGTTGAGCGTCATTATGATGTTGCGAAAGCAGCAATCAGAGCCGCGAAAAGCAATGATCTTGAGGCAGTAAAGATTCAGGTATTTGAAAATTTCATTAAGCAAATATCAAAATAATTAAACATATAAATATTAGAAACCCGTTTTAGGAGACCTTAAAATGTCATTAGAAACAAAAATTCGCGAGCTCATGGAAGCTAAAAAATCCAAAGCTCAGCAAATCAACGAAGCATCAGCAGCTGCTGGTCTAAATGCTCCTGATGAAGCTCAGGCTTCACAAGGCAGTAGCCAAAAGGCATCATATACTGTAATTAACCCACATACCGGTGCTGCAGTAAGTGGTGAAGACACCAGCATTAAAAAAGGCGGAGCAGAAGCTCAGGCTAAACAAGGCGACAGCCAAGACGCTAGCTATGCTACAACTGAGCCATACGATCAGAATTCAAATACACCAGATACTAGCCTAAGCAAAGGTAACTCAGAACCACAATTCCGTCAGGGCAATAGCCGTGATGCAGAATATTCAAAGGGTTCAGGTACTGGTCAGGATGGCGACAATTTTGAAACACCAACTACTCCTGGACAGGGCGTAAAAGCATTTGAAGAAAACGACATCGAAGCCGAAGATATCATCACAGAAGAAGATCTGGAAGATGAAGAAATCATCGAACCTCGTAAAATTGATATGCGTTTAGAAGACCTACGCAAAGACATCGAAAGTGTATTTGCTGCAGACACTAACCTATCAGAAGAATTTAAAACACAAGCAGGCGCTATATTCGAAGCTGCTGTTATTGCTCGTGTAAATCATGAAGTCGAAGCTATCTCAGCTGAACTGACAGAACAAAATGTCAGCGACTTTGAAGAACTCAAAGAAGGTCTTGTAGAAAAGGTAGATTCATATCTAAATTATGTTGTAGAACAATGGATGAAAGACAATGAGGTTGCCGTGGAACAAGGATTGCGCACAGAAGTTGCGGAAGACTTTATGCTTGGTTTAAAGAATCTTTTCCAAGAGCATTACTTTGAAGTACCAGAAGACAAAGTAGACGTCCTTGCGGATATGTCTAGTACAGTCGACGAAGTTACAGCTCGTTTAAATGACACAGTGGCTGAAAACATTCAGATCAAAACAGAACTGGATGGTATCAAACGCGATCGTATCATTGAACAAGCATGCCGAGACCTTACTGCAACCGATGCAGAAAAAATGTCCAAGCTATTAGAAGGTGTAGAATTCGGTGACGAAGAACTTTTTACCACAAAAGTCAAAGTAGTCAAAGAAAACTATTTCCCAGGTAACACTCCAGTAAGTCCAGAAAAAACTCTGGAAGAAAATGTTCAGACCGCAGGTGATGCTGACAAAGCTCAGACAGTTCCAGCAAACATGAAACATTATACTGAAGCATTATCAAGAATAGCAAAAGTTAAAGCATTCAAGTAAAATTTTATTAACAACGAATCAACAATTCCTTCAGGAGAAAATTTAAATGTTGACAGAAACAATAGCAAATAAATGGTCAGCTGTTGTAGATCACCCAGATCTACCAGAGATCAAAGATGCTTATAAAAAGCATGTAACCTCAGTGCTCTTGGAAAACCAAGAAAAAGCACTCATGGAAGAAAGACAAGCACTTTGGGAAGCAGTTCCAGCTAACGCTGTGGGCGCTGGTTTCTCAGGTCAAGTTAACTCACCAGCAAACAGCAACCTAGCAGGTTACGATCCAATCTTAATCAGCCTGGTTCGCCGTGCAATGCCTAACTTAATGGCATACGACGTTTGCGGTGTACAACCAATGACAGGCCCAACCGGTTTGATCTTCGCTATGAAGTCAAACTATTCAACACAAGGCGGTACAGAAGCTTTATTCAACGAAGCTGATACAGACTTCGCTGGTAGTTCAATCACTGCTCACGCTGGTTCAAATCCAGTAGGTTCACCATACACCACTGGTGTTGGTATTGCAACTGGTGACGCTGAAAAATTAGGCGACACATATGCATTTGGCGAAATGGCATTCACAATCGAAAAGACAACTGTAGCTGCTAAGACACGTGGTTTAAAAGCTCAGTACACAGTTGAATTAGCACAGGACCTTAAAGCAGTTCATGGTCTTGACGCAGAAGGTGAATTAGCTAACATTCTTAGCCAAGAAATCTTGTTCGAAATCAACCGTGAAGTTATCCGTACTATCTATGTTGCAGCTCAAGCAGGTGCACAAACAGGTGCTACAACAACATACGGTACTTTCGACTTAGACACCGATTCAAACGGTCGTTGGTCAGTTGAAAGATTCAAAGGCTTACTGTTCCAAATCGAAAGAGATTGCAACAGCATTGCACAAACAACACGTAGAGGTAAAGGTAACCTTCTAATCGTATCAGCAGACGTAGCTTCAGCACTGAGCATGGCTGGTATCTTAGATTACACACCTGCACTTTCAACAGCATTAAACGTTGACGACACAGGCAATACATTTGCTGGTGTATTAAACGGTAAGATCAAAGTTTATGTTGATCCATATTCAGCTAACCTGAACACAGCTAGCCAATTCTATGTAGCTGGTTACAAAGGTACAAGCCCATATGACGCTGGTATGTTCTATTGCCCATACGTACCGCTCCAAATGGTTCGTGCAGTTGATCCTGCAACGTTCCAACCAAAGATCGGTTTCAAAACACGTTATGGCTTAGTAACAAATCCGTTTACAAGCTTATCAACAGACACCAACACATATTACAGACGCGTAAAAGTAACAAACTTAATGTAATATTAGTTGTAGGTAGAAGTAATAAAAAGAAAGGGAGATTTAGTTCTCCCTTTTCTTTACTTGATAAATATAGTTAATAGGTAATATTAGATTACATAACCCAGGTACACGCTAATACTATAGGTGTGTCAATAGAAAGTCAATAGGTAAAATATGAGCATAGGAACTTCAACCACAACATATTCCGCAGTTACCAGTAACTGGACCGGCGTTATGGCCACAGTGCCCAGTACTAACTATCTGCGTCCCAATAGCTTTAAGTTTCAGATAGCCAAGCTGCCCAATGTAACCTATACCTGTCAGAGTGCCAATCTGCCGCAGCTGAGTCTGGGTGCAGCCATGCAACAGACACCTTTTGTGGATATACCACATCCAGGCGATAAAGTAAGCTTTGGTGAGTTTATCATACAGTTCTTGATCAACGAAGACATGAGTAATTATAAAGAGCTCTATGACTGGGTAGCTAGCATAGGTGTTCCCAGCGGTGGTGATCAGTATGGTCAGCTAACCCGCAGAGCGTCTGTTTATTCACCAGAACAATACAACAATGCCTTTAGTGATGCATCATTAATAATTCTAAACAGCAACAACATACCTGTGGTTCGATTAAATTTCCAGGATCTCTGGCCCACCAGTGTTGAAGGATTAAACTTTGACATCACCAGTTCGGGCATGGAATATTTCGTTGGAACCGCATCCTTCCGATACAAAGTGTTTACCATAGACCAATTTTAATTGACTCTGTATCATGTTTACTATATAATGGTTCTATCTGAATGGAGAAATGTGAATGAAACTAACGGAAATACAAGAAGCCTGGGCAACTGATAGCCGCATAGACGAAACCAATCTGGGATCCGAAAGCGCTAAGATACCTAAACTTCACTCTAAATATCTCAATCTTTTAGTCAATGCCAAACTAAATACCCGTCGAAGCGAATCCGAATATCTGCGCATGCGTCGCCTTAAATGGCGCTACTATCGTGGTGAAATGACTCAGATGGAACTGGACGAAATGAACTGGCCGCAGTGGCAGGG